AGGCTCACGGCGCACCTCCTTGCGGCTGCGGCTGTGGAATGGGCGTGCGCATCAGCCTGTTCGTCGTGATGGCCGTCTGGTGCGTCTGGTGCAGCGTATGCTGAGCCTGATTGGCTACTTGCGGGATCTTGGCAGCAGTCAGCAGCGTATCAGCGCGGGTCTTGTTGATGTCGGCGGTCTTCTTCTGCAGATCGACCATGTGATGCGCCATCGCCATCTCGGGCGTCATCTGCTCGGGGTCCAGCGGCTGCTGCATCGGCTGTGACGCGCCAGGCGGGTTGTCCGGCGCCACATGCGGCTGCCCGTAGGGTGGCGCGCTGAACTCGCCATGCACGGAATGCACATTCGCGGCGGCATTCACCTTGCGCTCCTGCGCCAGCGCCATGTCCGCCTGCGCCTTCGCCTGTTTGCCCTGGATGTCCGCTTGCGCGTGCTGCGTTGCGAGTTGCCCCGCCTGCTGCTGGGCCTGCTGCTGCTGTTGTTGATGGGCCTTCATCCGTTCCAGTATCATATCTTTATCTCGCAGCCCCGAGGCAGCGATCAGAACGTCACCGGGGATCAATCCAGGCTGCACCGAAGCCAGTTGCACTAGCGACTGGAACTCTTCGGCTTGTAGTGAAGGTATATCAATTCCCTCTTCAATGGTGATATCTACATCTAAATCCGAAATGTCATGCTCAATCCCCACGACCTGCTGCAACCGTGGGTCACCTGGAACAAGTTGCATTTGTTGCATGACTGCGGCTCTATGCCGCGGGTCCATATCGGCCAATTTATCCATCAATCTGACTGGCCTATTAATCCCCACCCATCTTGTTTCCCCCAAGTCATCCGTCACTCTGACCCATTTCCCGCCAGTCCAGTATTCTCGGGCAGCTTGCCACGCCGTCTCGTAAACGCGCCTGCTCCAAAATCTGAGCGCGTCGGCCAACGGCTCGTTCTGCGCTGCACCGCCAGCTTGCATCGCCAACACAGCACGCCCTGAAAGCTCGCGCGGATCGGTGCCGCTCATGGCCGCGTTAGGGCCCGAGAGCTGCATCTCGGCGGTCGCGTGCTGCAGCAGTTGGAACTGGCCGGCGGCAAGGTCCGTGGTTTGCTGGATCTCAAATTTCAACCCAGGCATCACTTCCACGTAGCCGTCCGGCTTGGCGACCTCGCGCCTCGCCTTGTCCACATCGGGGACCGCGCCCTGCTCGGCCACGACCTGATGCACGTTCAGCAAGTGCATTGCCTTGGAGCGGCGCTTGTTGATCTCGTCTTGCAGGCTGATGAGCCCGCGCACCATGCCATAACGCTGGTTTTCGCGATTGATATAGCTGGATTGCAGCAGCAGCCCACTGCACGACTTGCCCTTGCGGTCCTTGAACTTGGAGCGCTGCGGCGCGGCCAGCAGCCCGCTCTTGGTGAACGTCGCGCGCCACCACGTCCCACGCTCGGACCAGTCGCATTGCACCAGCCGAATGCGCGTGCGGTTGTTGTCGGTCCAGAACGCGGTTTCTGGCCGGTCGTTGTACTGGTAGTCGGCGCTGCTGAAGCTGCTCTCGATTACGTCCTGCACATCCTCGCCGGGGTACATCTCCTCGAGCGCATCGCGGTCGGTCCAGATGACCATCCCCTTGTAGCGTGCATCACTGAAGTCCAGCGATCGGCTGTGCGGGTCGTACCAGACGCGGTCCCAGGGAATGTGCGTCATGGTCACGTTGCAGCTTCCCTGGCCGTCGTCCTCAAGGCCCAAGTCAACGCCACCGGCGCCTTCCGTCAGCATGTTCTCGAATACCAGGCTACGGAGCAGCGAGAACGAGTTGTCGTCTGCGATGTAGCGCAAGCACTGCGTCGCAGCGTCGGCACGGTCCTCCTCGGCCGGCGTGCGGGCAAACGCCTTCGGATCGGTCCTGGCTTTGCGCTCCATGCCACAGAGCAACTCGAGCTTATCCTTGATCTTGTTGATCGTAATGATCGGCTGGCCGCGCTCCCGCAGAACCTTCAGCTCGTCCCTGGTGTATTGGTTGTGGTCGACATAATCGCGGTCGCGCTGCGCCAGGTCGATCTCGTCTTGGCGCGCCAGCTCGCTCTCCTCGAACCAGCGGATGAGCCTGCTGTGGAGGTCGTCCAGGTCCTTCGGGTAGGCATCAGGATCACCACCAGTCAGATCACGAATGGCCGGGGGAGTATCTGGCCCCCGGTCACCGTGAACGTGAATATGAATGGCTGTGTCTGACACTGTTTCCTAGATGAGCAACCCGATCCTTTTAGCGTGGTCGATCGGGTCACGCTCTCCCTTGCTCATGTTGCATAAGGCGCACGTTATCTGAAGGTTACGGCGATCATTGGCGCCGCCTTTGGCGACTGAGACGATATGATCAACGTGATAATTCTTACCGACCTGCCTGCGACAGTAAGCGCATCGGCCTCGTTGACCGCGCAAGAGATCGGCTATTTCCCGTGCCGTGTGGCTACCGGATGAGGCCCGCTGTTTTGCCCGCCTGTTGCGCGTTCTGGCCTTAGATTTCTCAGCGTTTGCGGCGGCCCACAGCTTTCCGCTCTCGCTGTGTCGCCAAGCTAGCCAATATAACCGCTTAGCCTCGTCATACGGACGCTGCGCTCTGCTAAGCTCGCAGAAAATGCACGTCCCTGACCTCGTGTAACGCTGGAATAGATGCCCTTTTGGACATGGCTTGCCGTTGAAATATTGCTTCACACCAGCAGCGCGCGCCTGAGGGCGTGTGACAATCGGCCCGCTATGGGGCACATATTCCGTAGCCTTCGCCATGGGTCGCTCCATGTCGGTGGTCAGGCTCGGATCAAGGGCGGTCGCACGCCCTCCGAGCCGCCTTGTTTATAGCACAGTCAGTTCGCCTTGCGTGCGGCCTTGAGGCGCTGGAACTCGTCCCACTGGTGCAGGAACTCGGCCCAGGTGATGCGCGGGTTGACGCGGCGCGCCACGTCCCACCACTCCAGCCGGTCAAGCTCGTCGAGGCGGCCTAAGCTGTTGTCTGGCATGGGGCTCTGATGCTGGTTTGAACCCTACGGTGGCAATTGGGTCCGTGACATCGGGGGTTTTCCGCCGCCGCGTTGTGGGCGCGCTATGGTTGCGTCGGTGCAACTACTGGTTACGGTCCGATAATATCCCTTTGTGGACTCAATCCTTGTGCTGGCGGTCCCATTCATCAAGCGCCTCACTGAGACGGCGATGCAGCTCCCATCTTGTCATGGCCCACTTGGCCTCCTCGATCAGCTCCACGACCGTCTTTTGCGCGCACCAGTCGAGCACGGGGCGCTCGGCGTCAGTCGTCATGCCGCGGCACCAGGCGAGCGGTGACACGCCCCAGCTCCTCGGCCACGCACGCGTCAGCGAAGTCGCGGAGACACTGCGCGATGTGGTTCAGACGCTCGGCGGTCTGCACATCACCGATGGCATCCCAGTGGGCCTGCACCCTAAGCAACGCCTCGGCCCATTTCTTTGGATCGGTGCCGGCGTAGCGCTGGAACTGAGCGCCGGTCATCGTGAGGGTGTCTGGCTGCTCGGTCACGCGACTCTCCAGCTTTCCACTGTGCTCTGCGATGCGCGGGCGAAGGCGCGGTCCCAATGGTCGGTCGGGGGCGGTGGTGGCTTCTCCGGCTGCATCTGGCGCCAGGCGAGCCCGAGGTACCGGAACGCGTCTGCCCCGTGCGAGGCCCAGTCGTGCCGCGGTCGATCGGTGAACGCCTTGCGCTTGTCGTCGTAGTCGGCGCGGTAGGCACGCAGCGCCTCGAGTCCGTCATGACACTTGTATGTATCGAACCAGCACGAGGCGATGCTGATGCGCGCGGCGTTAATGCCATCCATGAGGTTCTGCTGTGCGAGCACACGCGGGATGCGGTTGGTGAGGCTGTGCAGCGTTTCCCACAGCGATCTGCCCGTGCCGAGCTGTCGCGCCTGGGCGTCGTGCGGCAGATAGTCGGTGCCGTAGTTGTAGCCGCGCGAGGTGAGCACTGCGGCGTAGTGTGGCAGGCCGTAGCCGGAGGCCTCGTAGTAGTCGATCACGCGCACCTCGGCACGGGAGACCTGAAAGAACCAGATGGCGGTCGAGTCGCCCACGCCGAGATCCCAGGCGGTGTGAACTGGCAGCAGCGGATCGTATGGCACGTCACCGATGCGGCCGGCGGTCTGCGCCTCGTCGAGCTCCTTCGCGAAGTAGGCACCGAGCACGGCTGCGTCGAACGAGCAGAGCAGCTCCTGAGCATACTGCTCGGGCGTGAGCATCTGGCGCAGATCGTCCAGCTCGCTTTGCGGCAGGATGTGGGTTTCATCAGCACGCAGCACGAGCGAGAACCATTCGGGGTCGGTGCGCGCATGCTCGTGGATTTTGTAGAAGTCGTTGCGGCCTTTCGGTGTGCCGATGAACACGGCCCAGCCACGCCGGTCAGCGAGCGATGGACGCAGCACCTCAGGCCATGCGCGCGGGTCTAAATCGGCATACTCATCTACGACCATTCCATCGGCGAACGTGCCACGCAACCGGTCGAAGTTATCAGCGCCGTATAGACGAACGCGGCTACCGTTTGGGAAGTTCACTGTGAGGTCGCTCTCACGCTGCTCGATGCCTGGGATCTCGTTCGTAAAGCGCTTGAGGTAGATCCAGGCGTTGTCTTTCGATTGTGTATAAGTCGGGCTGATGTAGCTGAAGCGCCCGTCTGGTTTCTTGCAGCGTAGGGCTGCATCGATCAGGTCCATGATGCAGGCGACGGTCTTACCGGCACGACGATGGGCGACGATGCAGGACCAGCGTTGTTTGCGCGCATGGAACGCGGCGAACTGGGGTCGCGCGACGTAGCCGAGCCTAATCTTTGATGCTGGTTTCGCTGGCATCGTTGCTTCCGAAACCGGTTTCGTTGCTGTTGGAACTATCGTCGTCACGATCGACGCCGGTGATGACGAACACGGGGCCGCCGCCTTCGCCGGTGATTTGCATCGGGAGGACTTTGCCGATGAGGGTGAGGAACGCGGCTGGTGTGTCGCTTGCGCGAGCGGCGAGGTACGAGCGTCCACCAGCATCGCTGAGCGCCCCTAGGATCATTTCCTTGAGGTCGGCGTTGATCTTGTTCGGGACGCCTGGCTTGCGTCCTGAGCCTTCACGCTTTCCGCCGAGCACTGAAATGACCCTCTACTATTTCACTCACAAGTGACAATTCCCATCCACACACGCAGATACGTTCCTAGGCGTCCCGCGCCACGAGATTAGCCACATCGACTGAGAGCCGCGTCAAGAATCCCTTGTCGCCCATCATGATGGCGAGGATGGCTCTTTTCCCCCTGATCTCGACGATGACCCCTTTAAGCCCGGCGAAATGCCACGATGCGGGGGCTGCAACGTCACCTACGCGCCACGGAGCGTCTGGGGCCTCTCTTGGTGCGGCCAGAGCCTGCGCGGCCTGTAGCGCCTCCACGGCGCCCCTAGCGACGGGATTAGGTATTCCATCGGGGCGACGGAGCAGTGCGTAGACGCCGAGGGTGTTGACGATGGGGCGCCATGGGTCGTGTTGCGGGTCGAAGCTCACGAACGCATAGGACGGGAAGAGCGGCACCTCGACGGGGTGGAACAGGGTGCGCAGGACGCGGTCGCGGCGGCGGATGGTGCAGAGCGGGAGGTAGGCTTGGTAGCCCTGCTGCTGGAGGTGGTCGAGGGCGCGGCGTTCGGCCTGGGGGTATGTGCTGACGACGAACCAGCGAGGGCCTGGACGGCTGCCGCTAGGCGTGGGGGTTGCAGTGCCGACGTTCCCCGTAGCCTGTTGGCTGGTATCTACGGCTGCCATCACGGATGCGTCAAGCGGCATGTGTTCCATCGGGCTTTTCGGAGAGCGGTCTGGTGCGGACCAGGACGGAGCGCCGGCCCTTGCCGCACTGCGGGCAGTGGAGCGTTCGGATGTGAGCGATCCAGGTGGCGACGGGGACATGCAACGGTTGCCAGTCGTCCCACCAGTGGCCACAGGCTTTGCAGGCGCACCAGAGGGGCACGAAGGTGGGGCGGTGGGTCACGGTCGGGCGCCAAGGGGCGGTATCTCGCGGACGAGGTCGAGCAGCATGCCGCGGGCGGCCTGGATCAGCACCGGGCGCTGGGCGCTGGGGTAGTGCCCGATGGTCTCGGCGAGGAGTGCCACCAGCTCCTGGAGCACGTCGGCGTCGGTCTCGTCAGAGCAGGCGACGGCGAGCCGTGCTGCGAAAGCGTCGGCGCGTTCGTCTGGATTGATGCCTGGTAGGTCGTCCATCAATCCAGGCTTTCGCGGACGGTGGCGAGGACGTGGTCGGTCCATTCGGCGGCGAGCGGGATGCGGTCCTCGGGGGCCCAGCAGCGGAGCGCGTTGGTGGCGAGGAAGCCTGCCAGCGTGAGCACGTCGTGCGGGTGTTGGTCGTAGAGGCGGCGGCCGAGGGTCGCCATCATATCCGCCAGTTCATGCTGGGTGAGCGGCTGGGGGGTCATGTGCCTATCTCCGTGCCCGCTGTTCCCACCTGTGCCCACCCTGTATATACACGTTGGGCACCGTAACGATCGGTCTGTGCCGCGGGTCTCCCCCTACTTGTTCTTACTGTGCCTACCTTATGGGTGTTTTTAATCGCGGGCGTGCGCGAGCGCGGGCGCACGTCTGCGGGGGAATTTAGTAGGCACAGTGGGCACAGTGGGCACATCGTTGAAATCATTCAGTTTTTTTGTATCTACCGGTAGGCACAAGGTAGGCACGAGGTAGGAACATCATGGCGCGAAATACCTCCATTCCCACGATTTGGCTGACGTCCGGACGCGCTTGCGGGTCCATTTCAGCGATTTGAGCACAAATCCAGCCTGCATCTGAGCGCCGCGGCTCCAGCGGTCGATCGGTAGGCAGAGGCAGTCCGGCCCGAGGATCTGGTCCATCCGCACCGAGGTGCTGCCGCGCAGATAGGCCTGCACACGGCCCTCCCAGGCGTCGCTTTCCATCCGATCGTCCGCCGCCTCGGCTTGCTCGCGCTCCAACTCCGCGGTGTCGAGGTGCCACGGCTCGCCGGCCTGGTAGCGCGCGGTCGCCTCGGCCCAGAGCTGGTCGCGCACCGCGGCGAGACCGCATGTATCAGCCTTTTCGCCCTCCTCCCACTCGGTGCCACAGGCGACGATCCAGAAGCGGCGTGCGCCGGTTACGTCGCGCAGATAGCCGTTGCCATCGGGGTTGATCGTCCCACCGAAGCCGCATTGCCGCGGGAAGTCTGCTGGCATGGTGCCGTAGGGTGGCCGGAAGCGATCGATGCGGGTGGACAGGAACGACTTGATGCGGTGGGTTTCGGCGCGGCGGAAGCTGTCGAGTTCAGCGATCTCGACCACCCAGACGCCCTGCAACTGCTGCATCGCATCCTTACTGGTGAGGTCCGGCAGGTAGTCGGTGAACCACTCGCCGCCCAAGGTACGCAGCGTGGTGGACTTGCCGAGACCTTGCGGGCTTTCGAACACCAGCGCGGTGTCGAACTGACAGCCGGGTTGGAAGATGCGGGCGACCATACCGATGAGCCAGCGAGCGCCGAACACCTGATGCAGCCTGCTGTCCTCGGCGCCGAGATGATCGGTAAGCCACTTGTAGATGCGTGCTGTGCCGTCCCATTCCAGGCGATCGAGGTAGCTGCGCACCGGGTGGAAGTGTGTTGCGTCGGCAATGACGCGGATGGCCTCGGCGGTAGTGCGGGAGCTGACGGCCATCTCGGCGGTCTGGTTGAGCCAGATGGTGACGGCCGACACATCAAGGTCGGAGAGGGGACGCGGCAGTGGCGCGGTGCGGCCGCCCGGCAACTGGCGGACGATCTCAGGCCGCGCGGAAAAATCGTTCCAGGCGAATGCGCCAGCCATCTCTTGCACGGCGCGGAGTGCGATCACGGCGTTGCCGAGAGTAGGAGCGACGGCGCCGTTGGCGTTGCGTCGTTTCTCGGCGGCTGCGGCGGCCTTAGCGGCGCGTTCAGCTTCGAGATCGTAGAAATCGGCCATCATGATGCCCTCGCTGCGATACGGAGCGCGGCGGTGACCATGCCCGGCGTGGCGTGGTGAGCGCGGGCGATCTCGGCGGCGACGCGGCCGGCGGCGACGAAGTCGTGGTGCTGCTGGAGACTGCGGCGGGCGGCGTCGACCATGTCCCACTGGAGTTGGACAAGCTCGGCCTGGTGGCCGCGCAGGACTTCCCAGAACATGGCGACGGCGACCTCGCTGGCGACGTCTTCCTGGATCCTGGCGCGTTCGGCATACGCCAACGCGAAGGTTTTCAGGAAGTGGAGGCCGTCTTTCACGGCGTATCGTCCGTGCAGCACGGCGAGCGTGGCGTGTTCGGCGTCCTCGGCCAGCCAGCCGCGCAGCGCCGCGCGCTCTGCCGCCCCGGCGGGGATCAACGGATCACGAGGCATGGGCACACCCCTCTTGTGCAGTCCAAGGGTGCGCGGTAAAACGGGTTTGCAGGTCCGTTTGCTCGCTCACCCGAGCGACAGTTAATCCAGTTTCAGCGCCCTCCGTGCTTCCAACACGGGGGGCGTTTTCATTGTGGCGTGAGCGATTGAGTCTGGCAACAAGTCGCTCGCCGTTTCCGGTACACTCGTGAGTCGCGGCTCGCTCACTCGTTTTGGCACTCTCCTCGGCAACGGCTCGCTCCAAACAGACGGCACTCTCTAGCGCGGCGGCTCGCTCCGTGACGACGGCGCTCTCAAAGATCACGGCTCGCTCAGTGCCGCCGGTACTCTCGTCTATCGCGGCTCGCTCAAGTCTTGCGGCACTCTCCGCGACGGCGGCTCGCTCTACCCAGTCGGCACACTCCTCGTGAACGGCTCGCTCGCGGACAACGGTACTCTCCGCGGACCCGGCTCGCTCGAGCACGTCGGTACTCTCGGTGACGACGGCTCGCTCTACCCAATCGGCACACTCCTCGTGAACGGCTCGCTCCAGCAACTCGGCACTCTCACAAACGTCGGCTCGCTCACCGTAACAGGTACTCTCCGCGATCACGGCTCGCTCAGGGGGGTCGGAACTCTCCACATACACGGCTCGCTCAGCCACAACGGTACTCTCCGCGGTCCAGGCTCGCTCCGAACGTTTGGTACCCTCGCCGTTCACGGCTTCAGCCCTGGCACAAGATGCGCGTTAGGCACCTCGATCTTGTGAGCATGCCCCCCGACATGGTCGAGCACATAGGGTTTTGGGGGTCGCTCCCCATACGTGGTGAAGTATAAAACCTCGTGAAAGTGGCTTAAAAACACTTTTACTGCCCACCGCTGAGCCCGGAGGTGAATGCGCGCGGGAGGTAACTTCCCCGCCAAATAATGCTTCTTCGCCGCCGTATCGTCCCCGAACCGCTTGGCAGTGAGTGACGCGGCAGCCTGCTCGGCGTAATCCCCGGCCTCGTTGCGCGCGATCTCACGCTCTTTGCGCTGCTGGTAGAGTTTGCCGTACGTGTCGTCGGGGTGGTTGGAAACCTTGGTGAACGACTCACCCACAATCCAACAAAGGCGTTTCAGGCTGGCGTTCCACGGGCGTTTGGTCCCCTTGTCCCACTTCACTGTCGGGTCGAGGCCGCAGAACCGCCAGATGTGCCCCACGGTGGGGCACGAAATGATCGGGTTCCACGGGTGACCTGGCTCCTTGTCTTCTGAACGTCGGTCGTGTTCCGCAGGGTTATGCCCGTGACAAACCGCGCACCAATCGCCCATGTAAATATGCGCGAGGAAGCCCGCGGTAATCACAGGCCCTATCCCCACCACCGACCGCATCCACACGCCCGCAGGCTGGCCTGCGCCGTAGACATCCAGCGCGGCTTTAATCTGGTTCTCGAGGGTCTGTTCCTGCGTGAACAACCACGCGATCGTATCGTGCGGCTCAGGGGCTTTGTCGTCGGTGGCTTGTGCCAGCGTGCGGACCTGGTGGGCGGATCGGATGCGGTCTTCCTGGATCTTGTAAAAAGCATCCACGAGGAAGCGTGCCTCGGCTGGCCCGAGCGTGCGTGATGCCTCGCGCAGATCCTTTGTGAGCTTCTGTATAGGCGTGAGTAATGCGGGGTCGATACTATCGCTCATGTGCGCTCCTGCAAATCGGTACTCTCCGGCTGATCGGCTCGCTCACGAAACCCGGTACTCTCCTAAACGCCGGCTTCATCGGATCGCTCCACTGCCGAGCGCGAGCGTCGCGAACCAAGTGCACAGGAACGCCACGCCCCACGCGCACGCCGTCAGGGCAAGGGCGCGGACGAGGCTCATGCCGCCCCGACCGTGTAATTGGCGCGGCCTATTCCAACCTCTGCGCTGCCGCGGTAATGCGCGCGAACCATCTCCAGGCGCCCGCGCTTGATCCGGATATGCTGTCGGCAGAAGTGCAGCGCCCGGGGGCCGGTCAGCCGCGTGCCTGCTTCCGTCTCGGCCTCAGGCGGTGGTGTGATGTCGAGGAATATCTCGTGCCACGGCAATAGCTGGAAAGGGGCGCCGCTTTTGCGAGCGAGAAACTTGTTCAAACCAGATGACGCCTTGC